GGTGCTGATGCTCAAGCAGTTGAAACTACAGCGATTCGACCTGAATTAAAGGTTTTAGATTTTGATGCAAGCACTAAAGAATATGCACAGTTCTCTGTTGCGATGCCAAAATCATGGAATTTAGGAACAGTAACCTATCAAGTTTTTTGGAGTCCAAGTAATACGAATACGGATAACTGTATTTTTGGTCTTCAAGGTGTCAGCTGTACTGAAGGCGACACAGCCGACGTAGTTTTTGGAACGGCTGTAGAAGTCACAGACGCTGGAATCGGAACTATAGAAGATGTGCAAATGACTGCCGTGAGTGGGGCAATCACAATTGCCGGATCGCCAGCAGATGATGATTATACATTTTTTCAACTTTACAGAGATGCAGCCGATGGTAGTGATACCTTTACAGGTGACGCACGAGTAATGGGAATCAAATTATTTTACACTACAGACGCTGCTAACGACGCATAGGAGAATTTATGAAAAGTAAAGCAATCTTTACGCAGGGAGTGATAGGTGAAGGGATCATTGGAGATCCTCCTGTCGATACTCGTCATGGCCCAAAAACTAAAAGCTTTGGTTATCAGGTTTTAGGTTTTGGCTCTGGAGTATCTGGACCTACTGCATATAATGTTCAATATTTAGTGGTCGCAGGCGGTGCTGCGGGAAATAATTATTATGGCGGAGGCGGCGGTGGCGCTGGCGGCATGAGAATTATTTCATGTAAAACTTTTGAAGTAGAGGGAGGTACAAGTTATCCTATTCAAGTGGGAGATGGTGGTCCGAGTTCTCCCCCTGGTTCTGGAGTGCCCGCTCCGACATGGCCAACAATTCAAGCAGAAAGAGCCGGAGAACCATCTATTTTTTCTACCCTTACTTCTGCCGGTGGTGGGAGTGGTGGTAGATATTCCGGAGGTAATGCTGCTCAGGGAGGATCTGGTGGCGGAGGTGGAGCTGGTGTGGCTTCTGGACCCACTCGAGGAACTGGTGGAGATGGAAATATTCCCGCAATTCCTGCACCCTTAGGAGGACCTCAAGGAAATCCCGGAGGACAAGGTAACGCTGGAGCTGGTGGCGGTGCCGGAGGTCACGGCCAAGCTGGAGGAACAACAACTAATCCAAATCCAATGACTGGATTAGGAGGAAATGGAACTGCCACAGATATTAGTGGTACATGTACTACTTATGCAGGTGGCGGAGGTCATGGCTCCTATGGTCCAGAGCATGTTGCTTCAACGGGAGGAACGGGAGGCGGCGGTGATGGTGGACCCCCAGCTGGTGGCCAAGGTCAAGCCGGTCAAGCAAATACGGGAGGCGGCGCTGGTGGCGCTGGTGGACTTGTAGCACAAGGCCAACCAAGTCAACCGGGAGGATCAGGTATAGTTATTATCAGAAGACTAACTGCTTGTTCTAGTACAACCTCAGGAACCGATTCAACATGCGGTTGCGATACAATTCATAAATTTACCGGAGACGGAATATTCGTTGCATAATGGCAAGTTTTTCAAAAATGACAGAAGATAATAGAGTCTTAGGAACACACGCAGTCGATGATTCCGATGCTCCAACAGAAGCGGCAGGGCAAGCTTTTTTAGAAAGCGTTCATGGCTGGCCCGCTCATTTGTGGAAACAAACTTATGCAGACTTAAGCAAAAGAAAAAATTTTGCAGGCAGGGGAATGATTTATGACCCAGCACGTGATGCTTTTTTAACTTCTGCATCTTTCCCGAGCTGGATTTTAAATGAAGAAACATGTCGATATGAACCTCCTTTTGCTCGTCCAGCTGATGCTGGACTTCAAGCGGACGGAACACACCATGTATATCAATGGGACGAAGAAACAAAATCATGGAGTAAAACAATTATTCCTGCACCTTAATAATTTACATAGAAAGCATGAATTTTTTATATGTTAGGGATGAATTATTTACACCTTCTCAGTGTAGAAAATTAATTAGTAAATTTGAATCTAAAACTAAAAAAAATTATGATAAAGAAAGCAATTATTTTTTTCATGATTTTGATTTAAAAAATATTGAAAAAGAGATTGATGTTTTAGTTCAAGAATATCGTCAGCTTTATCCAGTCATTGATCTAACTTATGAACGGTGGCGCTTTACCAGAGTACGTTTTAAACACTTTCCCTCAAAACATGCCTTTGCTCATTGGCATGTAGACCATGGGATGATATATCCTTTTCGAATCGTAGGAGTTTTAATTTATTTATCTACCCATAAAACAGGAACAGAATTTTTTATAGGTAAAGAACATATTACGTCTCAGATTGGTAGAGCGATTATGTTTCCGACTTCTTTTACTCATGCACATCGTGGCCACTTGTGTCCAGATAAGAAGGACCGTTATATTCTTACTACTTACGGAACTCTTAGTCGTGAATAAAAAAATCTATTTTTTTTGTGGTCTTCCACGTTGTGGTAATACATTATTAGCAAGCATCTTAAATCAAAATCCTGAGATTACAGTAGGTGCCAATAGCTTACTTCCAGATATCTTTTTACAATTAAGAAAATTATATGACAAGGAAATTTTTCATAACTTCCCTGATCTAAGGTCTTTAAATAATATTATTCACAATGTGTTTCCCTGTTATTATCACCATTGGAAAGCGACATATATTTTAGATCGCGGAACCTGGGGAACAAGAGATAGTTTATATCTGTTAAAATCCCTACAGCCCTATCTTTCTAGTCCTTTAAAATTTATTGTTTTAGTAAGACCCGTGCTAGAAATTTTAGCTTCATTCATTTCCGTAGAACAACCTATGAATGTAGAAAAACGTTGTAATCAACTTATGAAGGATAAGGGAATGATAGGCAAGGCATGGCTTTCTTATCAAAATTTAAAGAAAGAAGATTCTTTAATTTTAACTTATACTGAATTGGCTCTTCATCCTCAAAAGATAGTAGATAAAATATATAAATTTTTAGATATTCCCTTTTTTAAACATCGCTTTATTGATCTAGATCAATTTAATATTAATGGTATCACTTATAATGATACCATTGTTGGAGGTCCTGTGCACACCATCCGTACAAATAAAATTGTTAAATTAAATAAAGACTTTAATTCTTATCTCCCTCAGTCTATAATAAACACATACAGTCAGTGGAAATTATAATTTGTTATGAATATAAAAAACTATATGATATAAGGCCCTCATGTTAAAGAAAGTATTAAGCACGATAGATATTTATATTGATACTATTCATACAATAAAGCTACCTTTGGAGGAGTATCGAGTAAGACTTTTGGAGAGCTTTGTTTTAAAAAAAAGATTAAGTAACAATCCTAAAGACTACAATTATGAGGATTATGTAGTTCCTCCTTTTAAATCATTAAATTTTCTTAATGATTATATTTGTGATTTTTTTGCTTTAGATTATCTAAAAACTCTTATTTTACAAAAACATTGGGGAAATATTTATTTACCAATGGAACGTTCACATACCCGTAATCAAATAAATCCTTTAGATTTAGGTAAGTCACCCGACTATACTTATATTTATGGTGTGGATGTAGCTCCAGATTCATGTGAATTGGTCTTAGAGTATGATGATAATCGTAGGGCATTTAACACTTGGCATATTCCCTTGAAAAATAATCAATTTATTATTTTTCCATCCACACAAAGATATTTTATTTCCCAAAATAAAAGTTCTCAAATTAATGTATTTTTAACAGCTAACCTGGAATATTTAACATGAATTTAGAATACTATAACTGGTCGTTTAAAGGAGCGTTACCGGTGCACCTATGCAAGGATATTGTTGCCTATGGATTAAAACATACTCCGAGTACAGCTTCAACTGGCCTATATCATCGTGATCTTAAAAAAAATCCTTTAAACAAACAAGAACTTAAAAAATTACAAAAGATTCGTCATTCCAATATAGCATGGTTAAATGATCCATGGATTTATAATGAAATTCAACCCTATATTAATGTGGCCAATAAAAACGCTGGCTGGAATTTTCAGTGGGACTGGAGTGAATCTATACAGTTCACCCACTACCGGTTAAATTATCATTATAATTGGCATTGTGATAGTGGTGAAAAACCATACGACGACACATCACATAAAGATTTTGTTGGAAAGATACGCAAACTTTCAGCTACTGTCTCTTTGTCTGCCCCCGATGATTATGAAGGAGGAAACTTAGAATTTAATTATTTAAATAATGTTAAATCCAAAGCTCAGGTCTGTAAAGAAATTAAACCTCAAGGATCCATTGTAGTTTTTCCGAGCTTTGTATACCATCGAGTAACACCAGTAACGAAAGGAACACGCTATAGTCTGGTGTTATGGCAACTAGGGAAGCCTTTTAAATGAAAAAACCTTATTTTACTTCCATGGATTATTTTTCTACTCCTATATGGGTAGGACAATTTCCGCAATATCTTCAAGATTGTATTCAAGTTACTAATCCTCATATTAAAAAAGCTCAAAAACGGAATACATCATTACTCAAAAAAAAATACAAAAAAACTTCTAAAAAGAAGTTAAGAGATTTTGGTATTTCTCATCACTCTGGACCCATTTATCATGAATCTGTCTTACAACCTTTTCTAAGATTTATTACACAGGTGTCAGGCGATTTTTTAAGTACTTGTGGATTTGATTTACAGGGCTATAGAGCTTGGCTAAGTGAATGTTGGGTTCAAGAATTTTCTACACAAGGAGGCGGTAATCATGTTTCCCATGTTCATTCGAATAGTCATGTTTCAGGGTTTTATTTTTTAAAATGTTCCTCTTTAACTTCTTATCCTGTCTTTGATGATCCACGCACAGGAGCCATGATGGGTAAACTTCCATTGAAAAAGATAGAAGATGTAACTTCTGGATCAGATCAAATTAATATTCAACCCCAACCAGGAACCTTAGTTATATTTCCAGCCTATCTATCACATCATTTTCCGGTTGATCATGGGATTGAGTCTTTGCGCTTTATTCATTTTAATATTCAATATTTACCTCGAGGAGCGGTAAAAAAATGAAACCCTATGGGGTGATTAAAAATGCATTATCTTTAGAGGTAGTCGATTTTGCCAATGCTTATTTACTATTAAAACGTCAAGTATTGAAAACTTTTTTCAAGGAACGTTATATCAATCCTTTCTCTCGCGATTGGGGTACTTTTAATGATGCACAAATTCCAGACACCTATGCTACTTATGGAGATATTGCTATGGACACTTTGCTTCAGGGTCTTAAACCTATAATGGAAAAAAGGGCGCGTGAACCTTTAAGTTGTACTTATTCTTATGCCCGTATTTATAAAAAAGGAGATGTTTTAGTCCGCCATCAAGATCGATTCTCCTGTGAAATTTCTTGTACGATGACCTTAGGGGGGGATCCATGGCCCATTTTTATTGATCCTACGGGAGAGAGTAATATTGAAAAAGTTATTTCCGAACATGAGATTATTACCAAACCTAATCCTAATAAAGGGGTTAAAATTACACTTAAACCGGGAGATCTTCTTTTCTATCATGGATGTGAGTTAGAGCATTGGAGAGAAGCGTTTGAAGGAAAATATTGTTCGCAACTTTTTTTACATTATAATCGAGCTACCTCTGAGCAAGGGCAACAAAACCTTAATGACCGTAGACCCCATCTAGGACTCCCTGCATGGTTTAAAGATAAATGAAATACAGAATCATTAAAAATTTTTTAGATAAACCCCTCTTTAGGAAACTTCAGCAACTTTTATTTTCTGAACAGATGGTTTGGTATTGGAAAGAAAACATGACCAAGAACGATAATTATTTTTTTAATCATTGTTTCTATAATCAAATGCCCGTCTCAACTTTATATATGGAATATATAGAACCCTTAAGAGATAAATTAAACTGGGCTGCTTTAATGGAAGCTCGAGCCAATTTAATGTTGCGTCAACCTACATCGTATCAGTCCCATTTTCATAGAGATAGACCTTTTCATTCGACAATCGCCATTCTCTATATGAATAATTGTAATGGTCAAACTTTATTAGGCGAGCAAGAAAAAATTCCTATTAACTCCGAGGAAAATAAACTTTTAATTTTTGATTCTCAAATAAAGCATTGTGCTAAAAGTCAAACGGATATGTTGCGTCGAATTGTTATCAACCTTAATTATTTTGAAACTCCATGAAACAAAGTAACAATTGACATAGGGTTTAATTATTTATGATGGAAATAAAATGTTGGTTTTCTAATTTTATCGCGCATTCTTATTTAAAAGAAATCAATAATAAAAAATTAGAGAAATATTGTTTACAACTAAAACGAACTGATAAAGGACGAATTGTTTCAAATCGTGGAGGATGGCAAAGCAATAATTTGAGTTTTAAAATTCCAGTTATAGATTCTTTAATAAAAACTATTGAAAAAGAAGTTCCTTTTTTTGCGACGTTGCTTGCCTTAAAGAAGAATTATAACCTAAAGCTAATTGATCTTTGGGCTAATATTAATAACCAAAGCGATATGAATCATCCGCATGTTCATCCAAGAATGGTCTTATCCGGAGTTTATTATGTGACCGCGCCTTTGAATGGGGGTGATATTTGTTTTATGAATCCTAATCCCATACATTATCATACGACAGACAAGCTTGCTTCTGAATGGAATATTTTTACTGCAGCTGAAGTTTTTTTTAAAACTGAAGTCTCAAAACTTATTATTTTTCCTTCACATCTTATGCATTATGTCTTACCAAATCGAACGAAGAAAGATCGTATATCTCTGTCTTTTAATATTGCCATTGAGGAGTTGATCTAATGGCTCTTCTACATCCAGTTTATTATTGGGAACCGATTTACACTCCTAAGGAAGTAAAAGAAATTAATAAAAATTTAAAAAAATATATGATGAACAAGGATACTACTAAACTGGCGGCTGGTGGGGTGGTTAAAACTTCTAAGGTGCAAGCCATTTTGTGGAAAGATGCAAAAAAATATTTACATAAGTTTAATGATTTCATTCGATTCAAAAATTCACTAGCTTTTGGGTTTCATCTTTATCCTGAAAATAATTACGACTGGCTTTTTATTAATCGCTATAGTGTAGGTGAACAATATGGCTGGCATCTAGATGGTCATACTTATCCTCCCACTGACATTAAAATAACTGCTCTTTTAAATCTTTCTGAGAACCCCTATGAAGGAGGAGAACTAGAAATTCATACAGGTCATATTACAGAGGTTCCTGAAATGAATAGACCAGGAAACATGATTATTTTTCCATCTTTTTTTCTTCATCGAGTAACCCCTGTAACGAAAGGAACTCGTACTTCTCTTGCTTTCTTAATTACGGGTCAGCGTTGGACTTAAAAAATCCCTAGTTGATATATCTCCTAATCTAGTATATTTGTATTTTAAAGGGATTTTTCTATGCTACACAAAATCAGACTTAAACCTGGACTAGATAAACAATCTTCAGATACAGGGGCCGAAGGAAAATGGGTTAACGCCGATTATTCTCGTTTTCGTTATGGCTTCCCTGAAAAAGTAGGGGGTTGGGAGCAACTGGTTGATGGTAGCTTGATTGGTGCAGGGCGTGATCAACATACCTGGGTCGATCTGGCTGGCAATAAGTATGCAGCCATTGGAACCAACAAGTGCCTTTACATTTATTTTGAAGGAGCCTTCTACGATATCACTCCTCTTGATAGCTCTCGTCAGCAAACGAGCGCCACGTTCACTATGGTGGACACTTCAACCACAGTCACTCTTACAACATCCAGTGCCCACGGAGCAGAGGCCGGAGATATTATTTTATTAGATACTGTAACAGTACCTACGGGAACTGGATTTAGTGATAGTGATTTTGAAGATATTCTTTTTGAAGTGATAGCTGTGCCAACTGCTACGACAATAGAAGTAACCATGGGAAGTGCAGCGACCGGAGCTGGAAGTGGTGGAACAACCACCATTGATTTTTACTATGTGATTGGTCCACTTATTCAAACGTACGGATATGGCTGGGGTACGAATACTTGGAGTGGTCAAACTCTTCCTCTTATTCAAACAACTTTAGATGGAGCGTTGCTTAATGACACTGCTGGAACAGGGGGATCCGGAACTGATATTGATTTAGTTAGTACGACCAACTTTACTAGTTCGGGTACGATCTTGGTAGACAGCGAATTGATTACCTATACCGGTATTACCAGTAATGCTTTAAACGGAATTACGAGAGCAACCAATGGAACCTCAACGGCCACTCATTCGAGTGGCGCAGCAACTTACGATGCCTCAAGCTATGTTGGCTGGGGCAGTGCAAGTTCTTCTTCCAACATTATTATCGAACCTGGCCAGTGGAGACTGATAAACTATGGTGAAAATTTAATGGCGCTCATTCATAACAAAACAATTTTTCAATGGGAGCCTTCTCTACCTAATTTAGAAGTAAGAGCGGTATTAGTCACCGGATCAGAAGTTCCTACAGCTTCAAGGGACATGGTTCTCTCAACTCCCGACCGTCATTTAATTTGTATCGGCACAGAGACCACTCTTCAATCTTCAACGACTCAAGATGACATGTTTGTTCGTTGGTCTAATCAAGAATCTACAACCGTCTGGACACCTACCGCTAGCAACACAGCAGGTAGTCAAAGACTTACCGATGGTTCTAAACTTATGGGAGCCATTGTAGGAAGGACAGCTGTTTATATTTGGTCGGATACTGCCATGTATACCATGAAATTTATTGGACCTCCTTTAACGTTTGGATTTCAACAAATGGGAACCAATTGTGGAATGTCCAGTCAACATGCAGCAGCTGAAGTCAATGGTATTGCCTAT